ACACGTCCGGCGACCAGGCCGGGATGCGCTGGTACACCGAGGCGCTGATCCTCCTGGCCCGCAAGAACGGCAAGTCAGAGATCGCTGCCGCGATCGCGCTCTACATGCTGTTCGCCGATGGCGAGTTCGCGCCCGAGGTGTACTCCGTCGCCGGTGGCCGCGACCAGGCCGGGCTGGTGTTCAAGGTCGCGTCAGACATGGTCACCACGCAGCCGCTGCTCAAGGCCATGTCGCGCGTGTACCGGCGCGTCATCGAGTGCGCCGAGAACGCCGGCCTCTACAAGGTCCTGTCGTCGGACGCTGGTCTGCAGCACGGCCTGAACCCGTCGTGCGCGATCATCGACGAGTACCACGTCCACCGGGACGACAAGCAGTACGAGGCGATGAGCACCGGCACCGGCGCCCGGGAGCAGCCCCTTGTCGTGACCATCACCACGGTCGGGGAGAACCTCGGCGACGAGAAGGCGCCGCTGGTCGCGCTGTACAAGCGGGCGACCGAGGGCAGCGACCCGCACCTGTACTTCCTCCACATCGGTGCCGCCCCCGACGCTGACCCGCACGACCCGGCCACGTGGCGCGCCGCGAACCCGGCGTCGTGGATCACCGACGCATTCCTCGAGCGGCAGTACCGCAAGCTGCCGATCAAGTCGTTCGAGCAGCTCCACCTGAACCGGTGGCCCACCGCCGGCGCGACCGGTGTGTTCCCGAAGGGCACCTGGGACGCCTGCAGCGATCGCCCGATCATCGACCCGGATCTGCCGTGCATCGTCGGCGTCGACGCGGCCGCCAAGAAGGACAAGACCGCGGTCGTGCTCAACCAGCGCGACGCCGACGGCGTGCACAACGTGTGGACCTGGACCTGGGAGGCCGACCCGGATCTGGGCTACTTCGACTTCGAGTTCGTCGAGGAACACCTGCGGATGCTGGCCCGCGATTTCAATGTGACCCGCATGGCGTTCGACCCGTACTTCATGCACCGCACCCTGCAGGCGCTCAACAACGAGGGCCTGCCCGTCGAGGACTTCCCGCAGATCCACACGCGCATGGTTCCGGCGTCGCAGAGCCTGTTCGACGTTGTGGTGAACGGCCGGCTCCGGCACGGCAGCGACCCTGAGCTGACCGAAGCAATCAATGGCTGCACCACCCGCACCACGCCCTACGGGTGGCGCCTGGCCAAGGTGGAAGGCATGAAGAACGACGCTGCGGTGGCGCTGGCGATGGCGGTTCACCTGGCCGAGCTTGAGGCCGGCAACATGCCCAGCAACCCGACGGTGATCGTCGTCTGATCGGGAGGGAGGGCCCGGTCCCCGCGTAGAGGACCGGGCCCCAGGCGCTCACCCCTGAGCGAAGCAGCCTCACGGTAGCCGGTGGCGGTGACACGGCGGGCACCCTGCTCGCATGGCCCGCCACTGGATCGACAAGCTCACCCGCCGCAACGTCGTCGTCCACCTGACCGACGGCACCTCCCTGTCAGGCGTACTCCTCGAAGTGCACGGCGACTGCCTCGTGCTGACCGCCGCCCGCGTCCTGGCCGACGACGGCTCGGTAGCCGTCGACGGTGAGACCGTGATCCCGCGCACTCGGATCTCGTGGATGCAGGACCTGACGCCCGGCCGTGAGGAGACCGCGTGACCGTCATCGTCTCGGGAGGGCAGCGCGCCCGCGTGGGCGCTAAGTCGTTCCCGTTCCCGTCCGGTTCCACGTCGACGTCGGGCCCGTCCGGCGGCTGGGTTCCGCTGCTGCGCGGCGACGGCACCCTCGGCGGCACCTACGAAGCAATGGTCCGATCGCAGCCGATCCTGTACGCGGTCGTGGCCAAGCTCACGTTCGCGGCGTCCCGCCTGCCGTTCAACGCGTACCAGGAGATCGGCGAGGGCGACTCCCGCGAGCGTGCCAAGGGCCACGCGCTGGACCGGCTGGTGCTGCGTCCCCGTCCCCGCACCCGCGCGTTCGGTTGGAAGTCTCTGGCGTGGTGGGACCTGTTCGTTCACGGCAAGTGCCTGATCGTGAAGTGGCGCGGCAACGGCCCCGGCTCTGAGCCGACCGAGCTGTGGAACGTGCCCTGGCCCCTGGTGCAGGAGGTCAAGGACAACAGCGGCGTGATCGGCTACAACGTCGTTCTCAACGGCACCCGCTACTGGGTGCGGCCGGACGACGCGATCGTTCAGTCCCTGCCGGGCGGGTTCTCCCCGCTTGAGCCGCTGCGCCGATCCCTCGCGCTTGAGGATGCGGCTCTGACCTGGCAGGGGCAGTCGTTCATGAACGGCGTCACTCCGCGCGGCGCGTTCGTGTCCAAGGACAAGCTCGACGAGAAGACGCTGCCTCGGTTGCGCGCCGAGCTGGAGAAGCTGTACGCGGGACCGGACAACGCCGGCCGGTTCGGCCTGTTCGACCAGGGCCTGGAGTGGGCACAGATGGGCCACTCGGCCGTCGACGCCGAGCTGATCGCCCAGCGCAAGCTCACCCGCGAAGAGGTGTGTTCGGCGCTCGACGTCGCCCCGCCCCTGATCGGCCTGCTCGACCGGGCCACGTTCAACAACATCGACACGATCAAAGAGCTGCTGTACGTCGAGACCCTCGGTTCACGCCTGGCCATGTTCGAAGACGGCATGCAGGGGCAGCTCGTCGACGACGAACCGGCCTGGGATGGGCTGTGGCTCGAGCACAACCTGAACGACGTGCTCAAGCCGAACCCCGAGGCTCGGTTCCGCGCCTACCTCATGTCGCAGCAGTCGTCGACCACCACGATCGACGAGCGGCGCAAGGCCGAGAACCTGCCGGCGCTCAACATTCCTGGCGTGACCGACGTCGTGCTGGTGCCGGCCAACATGATCCCGGCCGGCGCCGAGAAGCCTGCCGACGCACCGGCCACCCCGGCCAAGGCCCTGGTCGACGATCTCACCCTGGCCGCGTTCACCGGTTCGGGTGACAGCGGCGGCACCGTTGAGCCCGTGACGGAAGGAGATGCGCCGTGAAGCGCACCACCACCCTCGGCGTGAAGAACACCGCGCTGGAGACCAAGACGTTCAAGGCGTCGGTCAAGGCCGCTGACGGTGCCGATGGCGACGCCGGCATTATCGAGGCGATCGTCTCGGTGTTCGGGAACATCGACTCAGGCGGCGACCGCGTCCTCAAGGGAGCGTTCTCCAAGACGCTCGACGAGTGGGCCGCTAAGGGTGACCCGATCCCCCTGATCTGGTCGCACCAGTGGGGCAACCCCGACGCGCACATCGGTGTCGTGCTTGACGCCAAGGAGACCGACGCCGGGCTGCTGATCCGCGGCCAGATCGACCTCGACGAGACGTTCGGCGCCAAGGTGTTCCGGTTGCTCAAGGAACGCCGCGTCACGCAGTTCTCGTTCGGCTACGAGACCCGGTCTGCGGGCTGGACCGAAGAGACCGACGCCGCCGGCAACACCTTCCAGATCCGCGAGCTCGCCGAGCTCGGCCTCTTCGAGGTCGGGCCCACCCTGGTCGGCATGAACCAGGACACGCAACTGCTCGAGGCCGCATCGCGCCCCGAACCTCCGGCACCCGCCGCGCCACCGGCACCGCCCGCAGCGCCTGGCGACGAGCTGAAGACCGGAACGGGTGACACCCCCGACACCATCGACCCCGACTTGAACAAGCGGATCGCCGATCTGCTGACCGCCTGACCGGCACACGAAGGAGAAGGCCAAGATGAGCCGCACCATCATCAAGCACCTCCCGGGCACGATCCTGGGGTTCCGCAAGGACGGCCGGCCGATCTTCGCGATCGCCGGCGGCACCGACGTCGCCCAGCTCAAGGCCCAGGCCCGCGAGCTCGACGGCCAGATCAGCGCCGCCAAGTCCGAGGCCGCGCAGCTCAAGAAGGTGTTCGACGACGCCAAGGCGACCGCGCTGAAGGAAGGCGTCAACTTCGCCACCGACACCGAGGCGCTCGACCGCATCGACGAGCTCAAGAAGCCCCACTCGGCCAAGGAAGCCGAGATCATCCAGCTTGAGCACCGCTGGAAGACGATCATGGGCTGGATCGCCGACGAGACCGGCTCCACCCCTGGCGCTCCCTCGGTGCAGGAGAAGCGCGACGAGCTCGAGCGCCAGGTCTCCAAGCGCCTGGGCAAGTCGATCGTCGAGTCGCCCGAGTTCCAGGAGCTCAAGGCGTCCGGTGCGCTGGACCGCACCGCCGACCGCATCAACATGCCGTTCGTGAAGGCGATGGGCCGCGAGGAGTTCAAGACGCTCCTCGACTCCACGGCCGGCAGCGCGGGCGACTTCGTGCGCGCCGACCGCCGCGACTACCTCGTCACGACGCCGCAGCCGGACCTGTCCGTGCTCGACCTGTTCACCGTCACCACGACGGACTCAAACACCGTCGAGTACATGGAAGAGACCACGTTCACCAACTCGGCCGCTGAGACCGCCGAGGACACCGCCGCGCCTGAGTCGGCGCTGGTGTACGACGCCAAGCAGTCGAGCGTGAAGGACATTACGCACTTCATGCCGATCACCAAGCGCATCGCTCAGGACGAGGCGCGCCTGGAGTCGCTGGTCGACGCCCGCCTGGTCTACGGCGTGCAGAAGCGCCTGCAGGCTCAGTGCATCGCCGGTGACGCCACGGGTGAGAACCTGCGCGGCCTGATCAACGTCGCGGCCATCAACGCCCAGGCTCTCGGTGCGCTGTCCCGCACCGACGCGGTGCACAAGTCGATCACCAAGATCCTGGTCGCGGGCGAGAACAACTACGACCCGCGCCACATCGGCATCCACCCGAACGACTGG